CCTCGTTAATCAACGCCTTGCTCATCTCAGCCACTTCACTCGGCACGGCCTCCAAGGCTCGCTCTACTAATCCATCAATATACTGGGTTACTTTGTTATAGAACTTCTGCTCGGTGTGTTCAACTACGTTTATCTGGCGGCGGTGGAATGACCATACCTGTTCATTCGTAAATGTCTCGTGCTCTGGGCTTTCTGTTGCCTTAGTAACTACCTTACGCTGGCCTTTGATTATCTCCCGGGCAGTAGCACGGATAGCACGGGCTGCATCTTTGGCCTCTAGCTGCTTAGTCCGGGTTTCAAATACCTTCTGTTTGCGGAACACCTTCATGTAGTCTACGTTCCTAACACTCTTTGGTAGCTCTACAGGTATAGCTTCTGGTGTTGGCTGGGACAATACGTCAGCACCTTCTTCTTTGCTAGCCTCTAAGCCTAAGCTTTCTCGTGCTTCATTCGTGGTGATGATGTTAGCCGTATGCAAGTCAACCGCTTCCTTAACTTTTGTCTGACGGTCTTCCGGTACTGGGTCTTTGAAGCCAAGGATAAGGTTGTCGCCAAACTTTGGCACGAAGAACTCATTGAGGGTGTCGGTGATGGCTTTCATCTCTGGCTTAACGGTGGTTCGCTTCCAGTGCATGATAGTAGCATCAGCATTAGCCCTGTTCACATCATCAGTGATGCCAAGCACAGGAGGTACGTTTCCAAAGATAGACATAATCTTATCTCGGTTCCACTTCTGCTGCTCGATGAACTCCATGTCCTTGTTTGTCAGTTGGATAGTCTCGGGCTTCAGGCCGCCGGACAGTATCATAGCTTTGTATGCGTTGGTCACACCTCCATAGTTAGCTCGTAGCTCGGTGCGGACTACCTTCATCTGTTCTGGTGTCATAGCGTTCTGTGTAGATAATACAAAGTTACCAATAAGCCCCCGCTGGAATAATCCCTTGTTGGCTTCGATAGCAAAGTTATCTGTGTCGATTGCTTCTGCTGCGGCCTGTACCTTAGACTTGCCACGGTATGCGTTATTGGGGTTCGGTGCTTTGAAGTGTACGATTTCTTCAGCCTTATAGGTAACTGTAACCTGTTTACCATTAACACTGTCTTTGAATTCGTATGCCTGTATGATAGCTTGGCCAAACGAAGGCTTACCAAGCTTAATCTCTACCTTATCGGGCTGTAACAGGTAAATACCTCGCACATTCGGAGCTTTGCCGTCTATATACCATATAGCATCTCCTGCTAGCGTCTTGTGGGAGCTAGTTAGGTAGAAACCACTACTTGCGTCAGTAAACTCGTTAAAACGGTCTAATGCGTCAAGGATAGGGTGTGAGAGGATAGGTACTAGCTCAATGTCGCCGCCAACCACTCGGGTAGAGAATAGCTCAAACTCAATTGTTGCTACTTCTTTGGCGATAGCATCGTTGTTTTTATAAACCCAGCCTTCGTTAGCTTGTAGTAGCTTGCTGGATGCACGGGTCTCTGTAACTAGACCAGTGTTGTTATTGAATATATCAACGTACCCAGCACTGGCTTTTTGTTTAGGTTCAACTTCTCGAACAACTACTTCTGGCTTACTACGAAATCCCTGGCCAATAGTCCGTAACCGCTCCCTTATCGTCATAAGTTACTGCCCTCTCATTCGGGTCAATGTACTGGATGAACTGTATTTCTGCTTGATTTTCATTGTATTTCGCATACGCCCATTCAGCTAACGCCCAACTGTCAGGGTAGTCATCGTGTGCATCAGATGCATCAGGATGGTGTACGCTTAACAATTGTCCTTTGTATTCTTGTTGAAGGTCAAGCATCTGTAGTTTGAACTTCTCACCTACCTTTGTATCTAATTTAGGGAGTGTCGTCAACAACTCTTTGATAGTTACTTTGAGGTTCTTGTACAGATTGTCTTTGCTAACAGAGGAGAACTTGACACGATACAACCCGCTATTCTCGTCTCGCCATTGAGTATGAGCTTGGAACATATCTGGCATAAAGTCGCCTTGACCTGTGCTATCTATTGCAATTGCTACAACATTGTAGTTGCCCAATAGGTTTTTAATAACATCAAACTGGCTTTGGTAGTTCTCTCCCCGTAGCTCACCCCAGCGTATGACCTCTTTCTTTTTTATATTCTGGTTAAACCGCAGGATAGTTATAACCGTACTATCTGGGTTCTTGGCTGTGTCAATTCCTACAAAGCAAGGTGTTTGCTTCTCATGGAACGTTTCCTTGCGTTCTGTCTCCAACTCTGCCAAGTCCTCTTGAGTAACGAACTGCCCTGTACCAATGAGCCACTTACCGAAGTATGGGCGGGCTATCTCGTCTGACTCTCGGCCATGCTTTTCTATTTCCTGGTCGATTGTACGTTCATAGATAAGGTGACGTACATCCCCAGTGGCTTCATATACCTCCCGCCTCTGTGTAGCTATCTGGTCAAAGTACAGCTTAATGCTTTCGGGGTTCTGTCCAAGCCTGTAGAAATAGCAAATGCGTGTTCCGGCTGTACCAATATAGACCATAGGGGCGTTAGTGTTAGCACCCATAGGCCATATCTGCTCTTTGACAATCTTATCCTCTAAGTCTTGGCTCTCTTCAAACACAATAACGTCCAGTGACTTACTCTCTGGCTTAGATGTCTTGGTTACGGGGAAGATGTAGCAGGATGAGCCGTCAGGCAGCACGATTGTGTTGCTGTTGCTTTGCTCCTGGTAGTATTTGCCCCACTCAGCGTCATCATCGCCCAGAGGCTCGCTGTTGAGCCATAGGGGGCTAGAACGCTTCAATGCTACCTTGAGCCTGTCAAAGTCCGTCTTGGCCTGTTCCTTCTGGGGGGCAAATATACCGATTGCTAGTTGCCGCCGGAAGTGCCTAGTAAGGAATACCAGTATAAAGTCTATGGTATGAACTACTGCGGTAGTCTTGCCAGCCTGTCTGCTAATCTCAATATGTATTTCGTGCCTGTGTAGTCGCTTAATATCTTCTTCTGTTGCCCCGGCAGTGATGCGGAGGTTTTCGAGAAGGGCTAATATGATGCGGTCTGATATAACTTCTTGGTAAGGATACAAAGTAACATCATGTACGTTCTTGAGATACTCTTTTCTAAGCCTCCGGAGTTTGTCCAGCATCTATTTCCCCATCCTCTATATCGAACTTGCCTAATATCTTATCCACCGGGTTCGTAGTAATTGTGTGGTCGAGGTGTTGGGCTGGCTTGCCCTCTAGCCTGTCCATAATTGCGGTGTATGCTCTGGTGTCGCCTTTCCTGGCTCGTATAATCTGGGCAAGGTCTAATTGCTCGGCTACTGTGAAGCCCTCCACCTCTTGTGTGATTGGGTTTTTAAGGTTCTCGGTCAAGTTTAATAGACGTATCAAACGTGTCTTGGTATTAGGAACTCCCTTGCCTCGCCCTTTCGGGTTACGAACCTCCCCTGGTTGGGCTGGCTGAAGGTTATCTGCTGCGTTGGGATTGTTTGGCATATCGTCTAATCTTTATCTAATTATTCTACTGGGGGTGTTAAATCTGCCCAATTGTCGGGTAGCTCGTTGTTATTGGTGTACTTTGCATACCTTTTGCGTATTACATCTACATACTTCGGGTCTAGCTCCATGCCATAACATGTGCGGTCTGTCTGCTCACAGGCTATCAGAGTTGATCCTGAGCCAAGGAACGTATCAACAACAAGGTTCTCTGGCTGTGAGCTATTCCATAGGAACTTCGCCACAAGTCCTATTGGTTTCATGGTTGGATGTTCGCCGTTTTTGAGTGGCTTGGCTTCTCGGATGATACTTGTTGTTTTATGTGCTGATGCAACAATGTCAAACAGTTGCTGTTTGGTCAGCTTTGTTATATCTAACTGATCATCAATGACTGTTTTCTTGTCAAAGTGTCCGTACCATTTGTGTGCTGCACCGCCTTTCCAGCCATAAAGTATTGGCTCATGTTGCCACTGGTAATCTTGCCGCCCCATGACCATAGAGTTCTTGACCCATATCACGCATTGCTTAAGAAGCAGCCCTGCGTCAATCATGGCTGCTCTAAAGTTTCGCCCCTCACTGTCGGCATGTGCTATGTATATTGGTGCTCCCTCTTTCATGACCTCTTCAAGCCGTGTAAACGCTTCAAGCAGGAACTTATAAAATTGGCTGTCACCCATCTTGTCATTCTCTATCTTCAAGCCTGTGCCGCCCTCATAGTCTACGTTGTATGGAGGGTCTACCCAGACCATGTCTGCTTGCTCGCCGTCCATGAGCGTGTCTATGTCTTGTGGTTTTAGACTATCGCCGCACATGACTCTGTGCCTCCCTAGTTGGTAAACAGTGCCGAGGACACTTTCCGCATCGCCCCCCCCCACTTCTGGTGCATCATCTTCTATCACTTCGTCATCTTCGGTTGGTCTATCTGGTAGCTCAACACCCCACTCTTCTAGTTGAGCAGCATCCCACTCATTCGCTAGTACATCCCAATCCCAATCACCGCCAGACACGTTGTCTTTGATGATGAACTCTTTTTGCTTATCCTCTGACCAGTCTACAACTTTAACAGGTATCTCAGTCCACCCTGCCTTGAGCATGGCCTTGAACCGCATATTGCCGCCAAGTATCACATAATCTTTGTTGACCACTAGCGGCCTTGCCTCTGCCATCTCAGGGAAGTCTTTGATGCTCTGTACGAGCTTCTCGAAGTTCTCGTCCTTGATGTAGCGAGGGTTGTCTATGTTTGGTACTACCTGTTCAGCTTTTAACTTCATCAATCAAATCCTTATACTCTTGAACGCTTTTACGGCAGTCATATTCCACCTTTACTATATCATAAATTGGGTCAATGTGCTTCTGCCTACTTTCGGCCTCTAGCAGTGTATCTATCTCCTCTG